GGATAGGTGCCCACTTCTCCTGCAGGTGTTCAGCATTGAAACCTTGCATTTGAATTTTACCTCTTAAAAGTTTTAGTTTGACTTATGATATAAAAATCACTTTTTCGAAACTCTGGTCAGAGTGCTCAGATATGATTCCATTAAAGGTGATGAACCTGAATATTCAGTTTCAGTTCCCTCAGAAATGTTCTCTGACGTGTCTCTTTGAGTACCGGCGTTTGCTGGGAAGTATGACTCCTTCAGTGCTACCAGTTTCTCACGATAGGTGTCTTCACTATCAAACTCAACATTTTCTGCAAGAGAAGCGAGTTTTTCTTTCTGTGAAAGTGCGAGACCTTCACATACTTCAGAGAAGATCGTATCTGCGACCGACTCAGCTAATCTTTGTTTGAGAGCAATATTTGACTTAATTTGCTCGTTGAGTTTATCTTCCATTTCATCAAGTTTTTCTACCATACTATTGAGTACATCATATTTCTCTTCAGGGATTGATACATAATTTTCTTCAAAAAGACTTCTCATTCCTTGGAGGAATGCTTCAGTCATTTCAGTCTTGAGTCCTTGCTCAACAGCGAGTTGATTTTCGGAAATCCACTCACCAGCAACATACTCAAGATAAGCATCGACTCTATCGGTCAGTTCTTCCTTAATAGAAGTAACTTCTTCCTCAAGTGCCTGCTCATATTGTGATGTTAATTCTTCTTGAATTTCAGAAACCTTTGTCTTAATAGCAGTTTCAAAAATGGTACGTGCTCTCTCTTCAAATTCTTCGGAAAGTTCTTCTCCTTGAATCAGAGCACTGATATCTTCATCAATATCATACTCGGCAACAACCTCTTCCTCTTCAGAAACTACTTCTTCAGTGGTCTCTTCTTCTTCGACAAGTTCTTCTTCAGAAACTTCATCTTCTGAAACTACTTCACCCTCAATTTCCTCTTCTTCCTTAACTGGATTTGCCATTTTCTGCATTGGTTCAGCAGCTTTAGCGCCTCTTTTTACAACGTCTGATACTGTTGCGATAGAAGGTTCTTTGAGTTTAGCAGAATTATCATCTGCTTTATAGTTTTCTGGAGTAGGCCCACCGAGATCTTCCCAACCAGCAGTTTGACCATCAGGAATTCCTGTGGACAACTTCTTCATTGGTTCAGATGCAGCAGCGCCTTTGGTTACTACGTTTTCCATTTCTTGTAAATTGCTACCAACGGACATTTGATTTATTAGATTTTTGTATTAATCTATATTTATTTATAAATTAAAGATCTAGGAGGAAAGTCTTGAATAGATCAAGTTTATGCTCTTCGAGTCTTCTTTGGTCAACAAGAGTGTTAATTCTCTTCTTGGTGTTTTCTGCTAGTTGCTCACGAAGAATTCCACCTTCCCATACCCACTCTTTTCCTTCCATAATTCCTTGAACAAAAGCATCAGGTGCAGAAGGATCAGCAACGATATCAGCAGCAGTTGCTAACATGAAATCTTCACCAACAACTTTTGCGCCATTGCGATCTTCTCTTAATGAACCAACACCGCGAGAAGAAACTCCGAGACAAACACCCTCATCAAGAAGTGAAGATGCAATCTTACCCATTGGGGTATTGAGGATTTGTGCTTTTCCTCTGAAATTACTTCCTTCTTGAACAAGTGAAGTAATTTTATGAGAAACACGATCAAGATTTACGGTTGGTCCATCTGGATGTCCAAGTTCACCCAAAGCACGTCCTTTCTTGACGAAAGTTTCATTGTATCTTCCGACCTCACGGGAAAGAGTTTCCATAGGATACATTCTACCGTTGCGGTTTTTGATATCTCCTTGTAGAAAAACTCCTTCAATGTACAGTTTTTTATTAACACCTTTTCCTTCGGTGATAATCTGTACGTTTGAAATTTCTTCTGTGATGAGTTTCATTTTTTTATCCGGTGAATCCTACTTTTGTTGCTCTTACAGATGTACTATCTGCCCAAATGACATAACTTGCCGTCTTTTCCAATAATTCAACATGTGCATCAGGCATTGTGAAAGAAACTGTATCTGCAGCACCAACGGTACTTGCCATACTTACTACAGCAGCTCCTCCAGATCCATTATATAATCTAACGACGGTAGCATTAGTAACACTAGTTCCTCCTGCAGAAGTAGTTGCGAGCGGAATTTCATCACCAATTAATCTAGTTCTTGACATTATTCTTCTTCCTGAGATGATTGATTGTCACCAAAAAGTGATGCACCTACAGTTGGACGAATAGTGTCAATTTTTTCTGCTGCTTTAGAATATAGAGCATTTTTAATTTGGTCACTAATATCCGAAGCGGAGGCATCAGATCCGATCAAATTTACAATTTCTTCCATAAAATTTTATAATATCTATATTGTCTATTTATATTTCCCCACCTTTCGGTTCTTTGACCTGTGTGACAGATCCATCAATTTCTGGTTCCATGGGCACATCACCCATCATTCCCATCTCACCTTCTTGTGGTAATGGTTCGCCAGTGATTGGGTCAATTGTGCTTGGATCAGGAATAATTCCATCCTCAATCTCTTTCTCAATTTGCTCATCCATTTCGATAATTTCTGTATCAGTTTGACGGAGAACTTTCTTACGAACCCATTCGGTAGAATAATATTTGCCAATATAAGGTTCGATAGTTGCAAGAATACCAAGACGCTCATTGAGCATTTCGGTTTCTTTCAATTCTGCAAACTGATTATCATACAGAAAATCATATTGAATATGATCAGCAATCATTTCCCAATCTTCTGGTGATACAATGTTTTTGAGAATCAATTGTGTTTTCAACATATCATTAAAAATTTGGGAAAATCTTTTTCTCAAACGCCCAACAAACTTGGAAAACTTAAGCTCATCTCTCAAAATTTCGGATGAACGTCCAAGATTAAATCCACCATCGGCAGCAATTCTTGATTCTGGAACTCCAAGTGCTCTATAGAGTTTCTTTTGAAAATACTCAATATCAGCAAGTTCTCCAAGATTTTGACCACCAGGAAGAGTGGAGATTTCAGTTCCTCTACCACCCTCTCTTCTTGGAAGCCAAAAATCTTCCAACATACTCATAAATTTTTTATCATCACGAACTTCACCAGTATTGGCATCATAAACCAACTTGTTACGATAACGCATCATAACATCACGAAGATATTGTTCTGCCTTTACCTTTGGAAGATTGCCAACGTCAATATAGAAAATTCTACGTTCTGGTGCGCGTGATAATCTGTAGATAACCAAAGAATCTTCAATCATTCTTAATTGATTGAGAGCTTTAATTGCTTTGTGAAGATAAGAAAGGACGGATCCTTTGTTTCTATCTACAAGACCAGAGGTTACATATGTGATAGAATCTTTGGCAATCTTAATTGCATTCTTTTGTTGAGATCCTGCTGATGCAGGATAGTTTGGTGTTGGAGTATAAAGAAAATACTCATCAATCTCTGGATTTGCAACTTTTTGTTCTGACTGAAGTCTAAGATTTACTAATCTTTGCTCACCTTCTTTTTTCTTTTCTTGTCTGATATACTTGATCTTCATAGGATCAATATATCTCAGTTCCTTAATTCCTTCTTCTGGTTTTTTAGTATCAATTACTTTTAAATAATAAAGTCTTCCATCAACATACCAATTTCTGAAGATTTCATGAGACTTTCTATCAAAATCTAAAATTTCTTTTATCTTCTTAAATTCTTCTCTTATTACTTTCTTTAATTTATCACTAGCATTCAGATTTGATAATTCAATCTCAATAGGAGAATCATAAAGATCACTGACGATTGCTTCGTTGACAACATCTTCAATAGCTCCATCACATTCTGGATGAAGTGCCATTTCACGATATCTTTTAATTAGATCATATTCAGTTCTATATACACCTTCAATATCTACATATTGACCATAAAATCCGCTACTAATATAATGATCAACCCCGTCCTCATTTGATTGAGGAACAGGGGACACTATAGAAGCGGATTTTTTTTCTTTATCTTCAATAGAAAAACCAAAAAGTTTTGCCATTACAATCTTAACTGTACTGCTGTTACATTATTTAGGCGATGTCTTCTCCACCAGCAAATGGAGATGTTCCCTTCGATGCTTCCCACCAGTGAATCTGAAGTTCTACAGTGAACTCTTCGATGGTATCAGTGGTTTCATAGCTCAGGTCAATTGTTGAAATATTAGTTGGGAAAATATCATAGAACTTATAAGATCTAAGAATTCCACCATCACGACCTAACTGATATACAAAAGCATCAGATTGATATGACTCTGGATTTGTAAGTCCAGTAGCATCATCCATTTTGTTGATTGTGTTCATCCA